AATGTACCTGAAGTAGCTGTTTTATCTCCACCAAAATCTAAAACTGCAACTGCTGGATCACCAGAAGCTGTGTCGTTATAAATTAAAGCACCTCTTGCTGTAAGTGAAACACCTACAAAAGATAAATCTGCAAAATCACAAACAGCAGTATTTGTACTCAAAGCTGGAGTTGTAGATACTAAAGCTTTACCACCAGCTGGATAACCACTTGATGAAACTTGGTTGTCTGTTGTGAAAGAAGTTGTTGATTTACCAAGAGTTGCACTTGATGTATACATACTTAATTTAAAACTATTTCCACCGTTTGTGAAATTATGAACGCCTTTTAAAACATCTGTCTTAAATACATTACATACCACACTTGTTGTTATTGCCATATTTTACTCCTTTAAAAATTAAGGTGATTTAGATTCCATGGGTAATCTTAAAACACCATCGTCATACTCAGAACGTCTTCGTCTACCCATTTGAGCATTCATAAACGTCTGCATCTCTTCATTATACTTTGTTTGATACAGTTTGTACATATCCATAGGGCCTTTTAAATAACTAAAACACTCTACTAAAACACCGTACAATAATAAATTTTCTTGATGCTTCGATAAAAAAGTTTCTGTAGTTGAATTAAAATGATCTGGGTCTTTAATATAGTTTAATTGTATTTCATAAGCTTGATCAGGTACTGGTGCAAAAACAATATTTTTATCATCCCAATTAGCAAAGTATTTTGGTAAACCTGTTGCATCTGTAGGATTAAATTCACCCATAAAAGATGTGTCTCTTTTTGCTAAAAAATCTCTAGTGCTACTACTTATTACTTGTACAGAACGTATAACTAAACAATCATCTGGTACATTTAAGTATCTTTGAGTTCCTGTAACAGCTGTTACATATTTTCTAATGTCATCATAATCAACTTTACCTGCAATATCTAGTTCAGTGTTTCTAATAAACTGATCCATTAAAGTATCTGTTAAAACATTAGAATCTACTTCTGTATAAGCTCGAACTTGAGTTAAAAAATTTGCATGTGATATAGTCATGATATTACTATGGTTACCTCCCCAATAGAAGATGTTGCTTCAAAACTTGTTAAATTAGTTCCTAATATACCATTACTTTGATCTGCTGTCATACTCGCACCGCTGTTTATCCCGCTATCACCACCTTCAGTAAAAAAACCTGAAGTAATATAAAGTAAAAAATCTTTATTATCATCTTTTTGTCTAGGTCTAGCGTTTGCTAAAGCAACAGCATCTGCTTTAATATGCTTTCTTCTTATTTGTGGATGTTTTGGTTCAAACTCAGAACGATGAACAAAAGAACCGTTCCACTCTGTTACCATTTCATTATAAGGAAAAGCCATACCCGATCTATCTGATATTGCTTTTGCATATTTACCTCTAGCGTATGCCATTACGCACCTTGAGGATAGTAAGTTTGAGGAGTAATGAAAACAGAAGTTCTTTGTCCATCTTCAGTTAAAGCTCTATTTAACTCATCTTCATATAAAAGTTTATTTTGTTGCACCAACTGTGGTGCTCTTTTCATACTCAAGTAGTAGGCAAGACCAGCCACCATACATGGAATAAATCTAAAGACCACGTCAGCTTGATTAGTATAGTTGCCTGCATCTTGAATCCTTTTTAAATAATAATATTTTAAATGTGTGTAAGTAGTAGCATCAGGTGTTTGATATAATGTAATAGTAGGCACTGTTTGTCTATCTACATAATACTGACTAGGCTGACCTTGTGAACCTTTATTAGGTAAAGCTGCATACTCACTCCTTGAAATCTTCGTCAAGGATACTTCGTTCGTTGCAGTCGTTACTGCTGTTGTCGTACTTATATAAGCTTCTAAGATATCGTTTGCATCGGTTGGTGCGGTATAAGTCCTGGTACCCGCTGTCAGTGTTTGTTCTTGAAGATGAACCTTCCAAAGATGCACTCCTCGGTTTCCCCATTCGCTGAAAAGAATGTTTAAACTTCTTCTTGCCGATTTTAAATCGTACCCACTATTAGTGCGTACTCCACACCTTTCATAGGCCTCCTCTATAATATCGTCTATGTTTAAATCGAATGTTGTTGTTCCTGATGTTGCCATTAGTCACCCTAACCTTTAAATATTTTACTCGGATCTTTTACACCTTTGATAGCCATACCACCAAAACTTCTTCTTGTTAAACCAGCTTTTTCATTTAAATAATCTCTTAACTTTAAACTTTGATCACCTTTTTTATTTTTAAAAGACTGTAATTCTTCTTTAGTAACAGCTGCATTAAAATCACCTTTTTTTCTATCAAAATAAATTCCAACTGGAGAAGTTGTTTTACCTTCTTTTCTTAAATTATTTACAAATTCTTTACCTTGCGAAACGCTGCTTACATTTCTTCTTGCGTAATTAAGAACATCTCCTGAACTTTGAATAGTAGGATAGGCTTTTGAAAAAGGTTTTTTAGTTGTTTTTTTTGTAGAAGTACCTCTAAGGCTTTTTGCTCTTCTTGCGTTGTTTTGTGATTTTTCTACTGCTGTTTTAAATTGTGATTTTTTATTTGCAACAGGTTTTTTATTTGTTTTATTTGTTTTATTTGTTTTACTTTTAAACACAGTTGCTTTAGGAGAACCTTCTGGACGTGCTCCTTTACCAGGTACAGATACTGGTTTTTTACCACTTGCTAAAAACTTTTTAAATCTACTCATTGTTTCACTCGCCATTTTAAAATACTCCTTTAAATTTAGTTCCACGAATAGCTCTTCTACCACCCCTTGAATGATCTTCAACAAACTGACCGTCTTTAGCCATTACTTGAGGCTTTTGGTTTTCTTGATTTTTTTGATTATCTGGGTTTTTCATTGGTTCGTTCCCATAAGCAGTTGCATACTTGTTGTAAGCTTGTCTATATGCTTCTGGGTCTTTTATTGCTTGATCTCCTTTAATCCTAGAAAACATCATGTTTCTTATTTTAGGGTCTTGAAAAATTTTACCTAAAAAAGCTCCTTGTGGTTTTTTCATATTAGCTCCAGCAATTCTATCTGCTTTAGTTGGGTTAGGGTTTTTGTCAATACCAGCTTTTACAGACAACATACCAAAGTCTGTTGAACCTCCTCTTTTGTATTTCATATTAGACTCAATAGTAGCTAGATCTTCTTGTTGTTTTCTTTTTTTATTAAATTTATTCTTTACTATGTTTTTAACCAAAGGAAAAGTAGCTGTTGCTGATAACAAACCTGCTACACCTATATCTTTTTTATCTTCTTTTGTAAAATTTCCTTTTTTTACAGCTTTACTTAATTTTTTAATTCCTGTAATTGCTTTTGAACCTATATTAATAACTCTTCCAGCTGGAGTTTTTTTTAATACCCCTTTTGCAAGATTACGAAACGCATCTTTTTTTACATTTTCAGTAATTTTTTTGTAACTTCTTTTCATTCTTCGACTATTTGGTTTTATTTTTCTTTCTTCAAGACCAGACATAGCGTCTTTCATTACCTGTTTATCAAAATCATCCATCACAAAACTCCTTTATAATAATTATCTGCCATACCGCCTTTAAAGGCTGTAAATGTTTTAACATTTGTTGGCTTACCACCAACACCTTGAGCTTTCGCTCTTTTTCTTTTCACTGCACTTCTCTTTTCGCCTTCTGTCATTCTTTGTGCTTTTGCAAGTGGTACACATTTAGGATACTTTCTTTTTGCATCTGCTTTTTGTTTACTTCTACCACACTTAGAATAACTTCCATCTTTTTTCTTACTTCCTACATCAACCCACTTTTCAGAAAACCATTTCTTCAGTCCTGACATTAATCTAACAAATCTTTATAATAAGCTTGGGCAGAAGCGTTAGTAAAACTTTCATCGCCGTCAATGTCTTGTTTTATATAAGAACCTGATCCTGTTGGCTCAGGCATACCGCCTCCAGCTAAACCTTGTGTTTCTTTTTTAGTTATACCTGATGCCTTTTTATCTTCAGGCATATTATTTTTCTTTTTATTCATTGATTGATATTTTGCCATACCTGCCAAACCAAACATTGGTAGTAAAGCTCCTTTGCCTCTAATGTCATCTTTAAACATCATGGCTGCCCCCATATTTGCTTTTTTAATTTTCATGTTTCCACCTTTGCTGTATTTTTCAAATTTATCATCTGGTTTTTTTGTTTTTTTATAATTAGGTCCATAAGTCTGATAATGAGCCTCTCTTATTGTAGTTTGACCTGCCCTAGGTAAAAAATCTCTAGTAGGATTTTTTCTATTTCTTTTTTTTAAGACTAGTTTTTTAAATTGTGCAAACTTATCTTTACCTTTGCTATCAAATCTTTTTGTAGGAATTTTTAAACCATATTTTTTACCTTCCATTTTTGTACTAATTGGAAGTTGAGCTGCTCTTGCTGTAGCAATCTGTGTTGTGTTCATTGGTCTTTTCTTTTTTACTTTAGCTTTACTTGCACCACCTGAAAAACCAGCATCAGATAATCTTTTACCCAAAGGATCAATTTGTTTTACTTTCATTTCACCACCTTTATTTTTATTAAAAATTTTGTCTAATCTTATTTTTCCTGAAATATTAACACTAGTTCCACTTAAACTACCAGAATAAGGATTAGATCTTTTATCTTTTGAAACGTTTATACTAACGTTTCCTTTATTTCCCCTGTAAGAACCTGTAATACCTCTTTTTATGTTTTTTTCTTTAAAGTATTTACTTTTTTGTTTACTTTGATCTAAATTTAAATTTACATCAAACTTTCCTTTACTAGCTCCTACAGAAATCATTTTACCTTTTTCTACAGTTTTATTATTATCATTTTTTAAAACGCTCTGTCTTTTATTAAAAGTTACATAAGGTATTATTTTAGATTTAACTTTCTTTTTTTTATCTGTAATTATTCTAGATTGAGGAATTTTTTTCTTAACTTTTACTTCTTTTCCCTCATTCATTTTTTTAGGTCCCCAATCTTTTCTTTTGACACCACTTGGGTCTTTGGCTTTGCCTGCACATATTTTTGAAGCATACGCATTTGCATAAGCTGAAGGATAAACCTTAAACTTTCTTTTTGCTGCTGCTTTACCTCTTGGACATAATTTAGTCATACTATATTTTAAACCTTTTTGTTAATTGTGTCTACACGACCTTTTTTTTAACTTTTTTAATTGCTTTACCTTTTCTTGCTTTTAAAAACTTTTTCTTTTGTGGAGGCTTAGTTATTTGTTGCCTCATACTTCCTCTATTCATCGCCATTTATTTTTTATCCATTTATAACCAGCATAAGTTGTTAATCCTAATACAATATAACATATACCATCAAACCATGATATATTATGCACTGTTTCAACTAACTCTGGTGTTATGTTATTCATTATCTTAATCTATACCTTGTTTGACCTTGTTCATTTTTGTAAGCTTCTTTATAATCATGTTTATTATAACCTTTATCAAAAGAAACATGTACCCATCCTGAATGCGGTCCTTCTTTTTCATTATAAAATTCTAATATAAGTTGATCATACTCTAAATTAGTGTGTATCCAATCACTAAGTTCAAGATTACTAACTCCTAATACTTCTATGTCAGCTGCTTGACCTAAAACATGTTGTGATGTTTTACTACCGCCTATTTTAGTATTTAATTCTTTACATCTAAAACCAGAACTAATAATCATGGGTTTCATAAAATGATTTCTTACAGGTTGTAAAACACCTTCACATAAACTTGTTAAATTTATAATATTTGTCATGCTTGGTGTATTATCTATACCATGCCTTGTAGCTGTTTGTGATTTTGTAAATTCACTTAAGCTAAAATTTTGCGATAATTTCATTTAACATTTCCATCTACGTCTTGCTTGACGTAACCTTGAATTAGGATCTTTAGCTGCTTTAGGAAACTTCTTCATTTGTCCTGCACTTCTTGCACAAAATGATTTTCTTCTGTTTGCAGCTTTACTTCCTTTTTTTACTTTACCAGTCACAGCAGTCTTGAGTTTGGAACCAGGGTTGTCTCTTCGGTATCTTTCGACACCAGCTTGCGTCATTCCCGCACCAGACTTTGTAGAACGAAAGTTTTTTTTGTTTCGGGGAGGCATGCCTCCCCTTTTTAAACCAATTAAGTCTGCTATATAGTTATCCATTATCAGTAGCTGGTGTAATCGGTGTTACAAAAACTGTAACAGAGGTTACATTACTAATAGTCAAGTGCATATCAGTTTTAAATAAAATACCATCTAAAGGCATGTC